AGTATGATAAATCAGCTTATCAGTGGGGTGATTACATTTATCAAGATTCAATGGTAATCATTGCTGTTCCACAAGCTATTGCAGGTACTCTTGAGACTATTTTGGAAGATGCTTTGGGAAGTGTAAGTAGCGATAACACTTGTATTACTACTACTAGTACTACAACTGCTACACCTTCTAGCACTACAACTACAAGCACAAATATTCCTTAAGAGAATATAAAAGAAATCATATAACCTATGCCAGAGGGTGAGAGGATCTTTCTCAAAATCCTCTGGCATTTTTTTTAAATTTAAGATGGCAGCTTTAAAACTAGACATATTAGTAATTCCAACATACAACGTATTTACATTAGGTATTGCTGATGCTTCAACATATCCTACTGATCCCCCTGTTGTATCTTCTCCAACATTAACTGTAACTATCCCTGCAATTGGGGAAACTAGTTTACCTTTTACTGTTAATGATTTTAACATTCTCACTTCATCTAACTTAGGAATAACACCTTTGGGTGATCCTTTATTACCATTACCTGATGGTATTTGGAAGTTTAAATACACAGTTGCTCCTGCATTCGAGAATTTCGTAGAGAAAACTTTCATGCGTACTGAAATGATTCAGGAGAAATTTGACACTGCATTCATGAGACTTGATATGATGGAATGTGATAGAGCTATTAAAACTCAATCTAAAGTTCAACTTAATAGCATTTATTTTTTCATACAAGGATCTATTGCTGCTGCAAACAAGTGTGCTGTTGATGAATCAAACAAATTATACAATCAGGCAAACATAATGTTAAATAACTTTATTAGAAATAATTGTGGTTGTTCAGGAAACAACTACATTAATAACTTCTATTAACATGGCACAGTGCTCTAAATGTGGCGCAAAGGTTGGATGTAGCTGTCAGCTAATCAAAGGTCTTTGTGCTTATTGTAACAAAGCTGCTCAGAAGGCAGCACAAACTTCTAAATATGTTGCAACCAGGCTTAACTAATTGTGTTGAATGTACCACTATTCCAGTGCTTCTAGATGATATAGAATGCAGAATTAAGGAATTAGCTGAAAATCTATATAACAACACTATATACACATTAAACCTTCCAGTTAATGCAACTGTATTTTTGGACCTATTAAACTATAAGCGTATTCTAACTTATAAGTTTTGTAACCCAGATTATGGATTACCATTCACTGTTGAGATGATTGCGAGTAGAGTAAAACTTTTAATATATAAATAAAACAGACATGTCATTACAAAATTGCTCAAATTGTTTTAATGGATGCACAGAGATAGTATCAGATAAGTGTGTCAGATATACAGGGATTGATGTTCCTGTTCTTGGAATACAAACTGGAGACTCTCTTTCTTTTGTTGAGCAGGCTCTTATTACATTCCTCACCTCTACCTTAGATGGTACAGGTATAAAGATAGATCTTAATCAAGAAACTCTCTGTGCCTTTGTAGAAGACTATCTTCCCACATGTGGAGATATTACATTAGTAGATGTATTAAATGCTCTTGTAGAGGCTGTATGCTTCTTAAAAGATGAAGTGTTAGCACTTGAAGCTAAGTTTGCTGAACTAGAACAAGGATATGTAATTGATTGCTTAGAAGGATCTCCTGATCCTACTAGCACATATGAAGTGTTACAAGCTACAATTAATAAGCTTTGCGCATTAGAAACTGATTTAATAGCTCTTGCTTTAGATGTAGATGTTAACTATGTTAAGCTTGCTGACTTAGATGCTTTAATACAAGCTTATTTAGATAGCATTGCTCCTATTGTTACACAACAATATGAGAAGATGGTTCCTTTCACAGTGTTAGAATATTATGGTGATATTGCTGGTAATTTTGGTGCAACTGGTGTAGGTATAGAAGCTGCTGGTTGGGATAAGGTTTATCTATGTAATGGATTAAATGGTACTCCTGATAAAAGAGGTAGATCACCAATTGGTTCAACTTCTGCTCTTTTAGGAGGTGGTCCATTAGATCCTATTGTTGCTGCTGGTCCTGCTTATGGATTACAGACAATTGCTGGTGAGTCTTATGTAACTCTTACAACTTCTCAACTTCCTTCTCACACACATCCTAACTTATTAACATTCATTGATCCAACACACATTCACGCAATTCCAAATAATGTAATTCCATTATTAAGAGGTATTGATGATGGTGGTAGTGGTAGTTATGATGATGCATGGCAAGGTTATAATAATACTGTAAACACGTTATCAGCAAGCACAGGTATCACTTGTACATTATCAAATGCATCTCAAGGTGATGATCAATCACACAATACCATCCACCCTGTAATATCTTGTTATTACATAATGTACATCCCCTAATAATTAAAATATATGGCCTGCTTACCTGGAATGCCTTGTTTTGGTCCATTAGTTAGAGTGGTTTATCCTACAACTTGTGATCCCTATGCTAATAGAATAGTTAGTAGTGATTTCGTTGAATATAATGGAGATAACTTATCTTGCACTGGTATTCAGAACTGTGACACTCTAACTGTTGCTTTACAGAAGATTGATAATAAGATTTGCTCTGATGCATTTGTTGCACAGATAATTCAGACTATTACTAATGATCCTGTATTGTTAGCATACTTCTGTCAATTAGTTAATGGTTGTATACCAACTACTACCACTACCACAACAATTCCATAAACCAAATAAATTATGACTGTATTAATAACATTAACAAGTGCTGGAGTTGATGCTGGACCATTCGATTTGTATTCTGATACAGATGGATTTGTAACAGCCTTTGCTTCAGGAATAAGTAAAGTTACCTTATTAGGTGGCTACTTATCATCTGCAGTTCCTGATGGTACAACAAGTATTAGAATTGTATCTACAGGAGTGTGTACTAATTATATTTATGTATCAGTAGAAGGAACTACAACCACAACAACTTCTAGTTCATCTACCTCTTCTACAACCACAACAACCACTATTGCTCCTATTATGGCATATTGGTATGCTACTAAACTTCCAGGATGTCCAAATAATGCAATATATGAAGTTTATAAAAACTCAATTTTACAAGCAAGTGGTGTATTAGGTGCTGGTGCTTCTGGTTCATTTGTAATAGTTGAGGGTGATATTGTAGAGATTACAAACACTTCAGCTGCTAATGGTGTAGGATGTGATGAAGCAAACGTTAGTATTTTTAGAAATAGTAATCCCACTGCTGTTGCAACAGATACACAATCAGGATATGGTGTTACAGCAACAGCTACATTCACTATACCAGCAGCAACCACAATAGTAGAATTATATGCTGGTCTTATACCAGTTTAAGAAATCAAAAACCCTGTTTTGTTGGTTTTACAGGGTTCTCCCAGAGCTTAGGTTCTGGGAGTTTTTTTATTTTATAACTAATTTAGTTAGTATCAATAACATCTCTAATTAAAAAGATTTGGTTTTTTAAAAAAGAATTTTGTATCTTTACAGTAATTTTAACTAAAATCGACCAAGTATGTCTGAAAATCAAACACTTTTGCAACAGTTGGGACAATTGTTGAGACAAAAAAAGAGTAAAAAATTCTATGCTGAGAAGCTTGGAATTACAGAGGATGAAGTGAGTGAGTTATTACTAGAACTAAAAGATAAAGATGTTGAACCAATACCCCTTTTTGAAAACACCAGAAAGGTAAATGTTGAAAAAGGAACTGTTGAGAGTACATTACTTCTTGACTTTGAACCTAAAGATGATATTGAATTAGCTAAACTACACAAGATTAACTTAGACAAATATGTTATAACAAACTATTGGTCTAAGCTTTTACCATCAGGAAAGTTTAGTTCTTCAGTATTCTCTAAACTAAAACAACCTAAAGACTATACACCAGAAGACTTTGCTAAGTTTCTGCAAAACTACAAAACCACATTCGTTACACAACCTGTAATGGTTGATGAGGATAAGGAAACAGTTGATATTGAATTATCATTATCAGACTTTCACTTAGCTAAAAGAATTGTGAATGGTGATAATAGTATTGAGAATAGAAAAGCAACCTACATGAGTGTTCTTGTAGATCTATTAGCAAAGGTTTTACGTAATTACAATGTACGTACAGTTGTATTCCCTATATCAAATGATTTCTTCCACACAGATAACTATCAAAACCAAACTACAGCAGGAACTCCTCAGGATGTGATTGTTGAATATGGTGAAGAATATGAGCATGGATTTGATCTTCTTGTTAAAGCAATTGAACTTCTTTACAAACATTGTGAGAATGTAGAAGTGCTACTTGTTCAAGGTAATCATGATAAAACAAAATCATTCTATCTAGCACATGCATTACAGGTTTATTTTAATAATGTAACTGGTATAAGTTTTGATAGAAGAGAGAGTGAATTAAAAGCTACAATATTAGGAAATACATTTATTGGTTATCATCATGGTAACTGTAAGTTAGATGATCTTCCATTATTGTTTGCAACACATCCACAATATGGATCAGCATTTGGTAGTGCTACATATCGTGAGATACATACAGGAGATAAACACCACTATATGGCTAAAGAAGTTAAAGGTGTTAGAATCCAACAAATGCCTAGCTTATCTGGTACAGATAGATGGCATAGAGACAATAACTTTGTACATAGTATAAGAGCTGCTCTTGTTTTAATCTATGACACTGAGCATGGTAAAATAGGAGAGTTCGAAAGTAGAATTTAAAAATATGGCAACATTAAGAAAATTAGTTTCAGATGTACGTGCATCTCATAAATTGTTATCAACAGATTCGTTGATAACAGATAGAGCTATTTCATCTGAAATTAGAAACAATAGTATTCTCTTAGTTAAAAGAGAAACGAATCTTCGAAAACTTTGGGCTACTGATACGTTGTTTACAACTATTCCTTGTTTAGAAATGATTCAAGTTCCTATTTCTGAATGTTGCGATTATCAAGATCCTTGCACTGTTGCAAGAACAAGATTTAAAATTCCACGTATATCTGAAGGAAACTATCAGTATTTAATACAAGGTGTCTATTCAATCAATGCAATGAGTGGACAAGGTAAGAAGCTTAAGGAAATCACTATCAATAGATACTTGAATCTCCTTAGGCTTCCTATCATTAAGAATCAAGAATACTATTGGATTGTTAATGGCTACTTATATGTAAACAATCCTTTACTACAAGCTCTTAGACTTGCAGCTTGTTTTGAAGAAGATATTCCAAATGAAATAATGTATCCTGAATCTGGATGTGGAGGTTGTGGACCAACTGATGAAGATTGGTGTATGAATCCCCTAGATAAACCATTCTCTTTACCAGGATATTTAGAAAAGCAGGTGTTAGACCTCACATCACAAAAACTATTACAGACATACTTCCAGCTTAAAACTGATATGACTGATGATGGTATTGATGGTCAATCACCTAACGCTGCACCAACTAGATAAATAATATGCGTATAAAGGTAGATTGGAGAAGTGGAAGCAGAGATAGTTATAATAGTTTCTGTAAAAAACATCCATCAATTAAACTATCCTTTGATGAATGGAGAAACATTCTTTATTCATACAATGAGCAGTTCAAAGAATACATTCTAGAAACTGGTGAAAGAGCTAAACTACCATTTGGGTTTGGTGAGTTCTCTATCAATAAAAAGAAGAGAAAGAAAATCAAACAGAACAATGGTAAAGAATTTATCAATCTTCCTATAGATTGGCAAAAGACAAAAGAAAAAGGAAAAGTTATCTACAACTTTAACTACCACACAGAAGGCTACTTCTTTGGATGGATGTGGTTTAAAGACACTGCTAGATTTAGAAATTTAGATTTGTGGTATTTCAAACCATCACGCACAACCTCAAGACTACTTTCCCATTACATTAAAACCAACGAAAAATATCAATATTTATATCAAGAATGGAAAAAATAATTTAACATGAGTTACTACTATAAATATAATTTCATTTCCCCTGAGCCTGTATATTCTACTGTTAAAGAAGAATTAAAAAGTTATTTTGATACAGGTGCTGTGGATGATCTATTGTTCCCCACCTACCTTGACAAATGTTTAAAGAAGTTGGGAAGAACAACCTATGTTATTTCTCAGGAGATATTACACATCTCTGATTTTCAAGCTAGGCTTCCAGATAACTTTTATGCTGTAAGAGAAGCTTGGATGTGCTCTGAGATTCCACAACTTCCTTATCAAAACGCTAACTCATTCTATTCACAAGCTGCAACACAGACAACTATTCAACTTGCTCCCCTCACTGTAGGTGGTGTAGATTGTGCTAATCCTGCTTGTGCTCAACCAGGTTGTGGTGGTGAATGTATGCCTTTGTTAATTCAAGCTGTATACAAAACTAATCAAGAAGTTGCTAGATCATACAGACAAGAGTATTTACTTAAACCAGGTAACATTTCTGCTAGATCTAATTGTGGTGTAAACTATACAAACAATTGGTCACCTGATGCACCAATTTTAGAAACACAAGGTAATGTTTCTGGTAGCTTCACTCCTTATGCTTCAGGAATAGATTCATTTGATATTAGAGATAATAAGTTTGTAACCAATTTCAGAAATGGTGTTGTACATTTATTATTCTATGCCACTGAGTATGATGATATAGGTAATCAGTTAATTCCTGATAACTATCGTATTAGAGAGTTTGTTGAGGCATTCATTAAATTTAAAGTGTTTGAAACTCTTACAAATCAAACTAATGATGAGACCTTTAATCAGCTTCAACAGAAGCTAATGTACTATAAACAGTTACATGATGAAGCTTTCATCATGGCTGATATTGAGATTAAGAAACAAGATGCTTGGACTAAGCAGAGAAGAATAAAAAATGATCTGAATAGATTCAGAAAGTACGAACTACCAAACGCAACCAATAGATATGGTAGGAGACGTAATAATTAATAATCATGGCAGACGAGTTAGATAAGATAAAAAAGATTCTTGGTGGTAGTCAGAGTAATGTTGTTCCAGAATTTGATAGTGCTAATACAGGTTTAAATCTTGATTTAGCAGTTAATCAAATTCCTAAGGGTACTCTAACTTATGCGCTTAATGCATCTTTAGAAAACTTTAGTGCTAGTTCTGTTAATTATCAGAATGAGCCTGGGAATGAGCTATGCTTAAACTTTCCTGATGGATACCAACTTATTGGTGAACACTCTATTTACGAAAAGAACAAACATATATTCTTCTTAGCTAATCCTACTACAGAAGATTCTGAGATTGGATATATGGATAATAATGATTGTATTTATCACACTCTTGTTAATGCTCCATGTCTAAGTTTTAATATTGATAATCCAATTCATAAAGCTGTACATAGAATTACAAATTGTACAACAGAAATCTATTGGACAGATGGATTAAACCCTAGAAGGTATTTAGATATAGATAATGTTCCATATATTCTAACACCTAATTCAGATCTTTGTGATCCAAGATATACAAATCAATTAAACTGTAACAGATTAAGTATTCAACCTAATTTTTCTATTCCTGGATTAGAAGTTGTAGATGTTGTAAATGGTGGTGATTTAGTTTCTGGTACATATCAATTTGCTTTACAATATTGTGATGCTAGTGGTGGTGGATACTCTTCTTATTATTCAGTAACAAATCCTACACCAATTGCTGACAATGATATCACTACATTAAATTTCAATTATCAAGTTGGCAGATCTATAAGAATTAATATAACTAATCTTGATGTTACAGGACAATGGCAATATTTTAATTTAGCTGTTATTAAAACAGTTAATGATATTACATCTGTTGAATTAGTTGGAACTTTTTTTATAGATAGCACTGAAACAGTTCTCACTTACAGTGGTCAAAATCAAACACAGATAAGACTTACTACTTCTGACATCTTTGAGAAGTTTCCTTATTATGAAATTGCTCAGGATTTAACAGCTGTACGTGATGTTCTTGTATGGGATCAATTAACATCTATTGATACAATTAATTATCAACAGATTGCTAATCAAATCAATCTTGAATGGGAATCATATAGAATCCCTAATACAGAAGACTATTCTGACGAATTAAATGCAACTAATTTACGTGGGTATTTACGTGATGAGGTGTATGCATTTGAGATTGTATTTTTATTAAAGAATGGTAAACAAACAGATGGTTTCCACATTCCTGGAAGAATTACCACCCCTAATGATTTATATCCTGTATATCCTACAAATGCTGACTTTATTGGAGAACCTAATCCTGCAACAGGAACAAGTCCTTGGTGGAAAATATATAACACAGCTACTATAGGTGGATTCTCTCCAGGTTATTCACCTGCTATTGATTACAAAGGACCATTTCAATATGGTCAATTCTCTTATTGGGAATCTTTAGATACCTATCCTTGTAATATTGAGGTGTGGGGAGAACTTGCTAATCAACCTATCAGACATCATAAGTTTCCTGATGTTAGTGTAAGTCCTATTTTTGAATCAGCAATCTTTGCATCACCTAATCAAATGGTTATACAAAAGGATGCTATTTATCCAATTGGTGTAAGAATCAACACTGCACAGATATATTCATTAATTTTATCATCTAATCTTACACAGGAACAAAAAGATAATATTGCTGCATTCAAAATTGTTCGTGGTAATAGAAGTACAAACAGATCTATTGTAGCTAAAGGTATTCTTAGAAACGTTGGTAAATATAATAGAGAGGGTACAGACTATTTATATCCTAACTATCCATACAATGATTTAAAGCCAGATAAATTCTTATTATCTGAAAGTAATGCTTACACAATTCCTCTTGGAACTGGTGGTGATTCTGTTTGTAGAAACTTTACAGTTACAGTGACAGCACTTCCAGCAGGTGGTGGACCATTTATATTAGAATATATAGATTGCACTACAAATAGAACTGCAAGAATAGAAAAGACTGAAGTAAGTGCAACTTTTGATGTATGTACTCTTAGTTTTCCTTCTCCAAATGTTATTGCAGGAACAGCATTAATTAAAGCAAATACATATAAAACATATGAAATAAAACTAACTGGTGCTTTTTTTATTTCAGCTGAATTTGGTATTTATAACGCAGCTTCTCCTTGGACTGTTCCACCAATACCTGGAGAAACCCCAACACTACCTATAATTGGAAGTGGGAGTAGATTTGTATCTTCATTAACTTATCCAAGATATTTAAGTGGTAACACAAATTATTCAATCACTGAATTAAGTTCTGTTGGTTATGGATTATGTACACCACTACCACTTGATGGATTTGGTAATGAAGAATCTAAATACAGAATGGTATTTAATTCTCCAGAAACTTCTTTTGGACAACCATTCTTAGGAAACATTTTAAAATTAGAAGATGTAGTATTTGGAGCTGGTAGAGCTCACTTTACACAAGTTCAAAAGAATGCTCAATATAAATTAATAAGTAGAGAAGCACAAGAAGATGCTTTAGCTAGTTCTAATGGAATAGCTAACATTACAACTGATTATAATGCATCAGCATTATTTGCTGCATATCAAGCATATCTAACTATTTATATTAATGGTATCACTAGACGCAACTATGCATACTCATTTAACTCAATCGCTAGTTATGATTATAGCAATGTAATTAATAATAATGCTGTTGACCCATCAACTGGTTTCTTAGGAGTTAAACAAAGAAAGTTAGATATAGCACAATATCTTATTCCTGGTGTACAAAGTGTAGGTGATGATAATAATATTAATAACTTCCAAAGAGAGTCTTCTGTTTATTTAAAAACTACAGAAGAGATTGGAAACTTTGAAAAAACATATAGCAATTACAATATATGTAATCAAAGTGTAGGTATACAACAAGTATTTGAATTAACAAATCCAGCAACTGGAACTATTAGCACAGTAACTGTTCCTGCTCCAGGTTGTATTGATGTTCCATCTGTAACAGAGCCTGTACATATTTCTGGTAATACTAGTTGGACAGTAGTTAATACAGGATCAGAAACTGCTGTTTATAATGTTGCAGCTCCTCCACTTCCATTTGCAAGTAATACACCATCAATTAATGGAACTGTAACTGATGATTCTAGATACACTGCATCTGATAGAGGTGTATGTAGTGCTCTTGGTGAGCAACAACCAATCTCTGTAGTATCTTATTATGGATCTATAAAGAATATTTTTGAGAATCAATATGGACAGATTTATTCTTATGAAACTATTGATACAGGATTCCAGAAATTAGTTTTTGAAACTACTACAGCTAACTTTGAAACTGTATTTGGTGGAGATACATTTATTAATAAGTTTGCATTTAAAACTAAACTTCCTTTCTTTATTGATAACACTGTAAACTCTCCTGATGATAGAGATATATTCTTTGATGAATTAGGTAATGTTGGTTATCCTGAATACTGGTTCTCGTCAAGATCTATTCTTAATGATGTATCTGTACAAGGTATAAATCTAACAAACTTCATATCAATTAAGGCAAATAATTTTGATTGTCCTAATTCACAAACTCCTATAACAAGCTCAGGAAGAACTTACTATGATGGTATTATGTATCAATTTGCATATGGCATTCCATATTTTTATTGTGAGAGTTCTTATAATGTAGATTTACGTCAAGCATTCAATAATAAAGAAGGTGACTTCTGGCCACATGTAAGTAATAATATTCCTGATGATTGGGTTCAAGAGGATAATGTATCTATCAACTTTGATAATACATACTACTATAACGTTACGTTCTCTAAACAGAATAAAGAAAACTTCTTTAATCATCTTCCTATTGATTGGAGTCCTGATTTATGTTCAACAACATTTCCTTTTAGAGCAATATATTCTGATGAAGAAACTAATAGTGTAGATGATACATTTAACAACTGGTTAGTTTACAGACCTATTTCTTTTTATGATTTCCCTCAGAATTATGGTAAGCTTGTATCTTTAGATGGTATTCAAAATAGAGCTACATTAGCTAGATTTGAAAATAAATCATTACTATATAATACACTATTAACAATTGATACAAATAATAATAAAGCTGCTTATATTGGAAACTCAACATTATTTACATCATCTCCTCCAGTAGATTTTGCAGAAACTGATCTTGGTTTTGTTGGATCTCAAAACAAAATGTTACTAAAGATTCCTCAAGGACAAGTAACAGTTGATGCTAAGAGAGGTCAAGTGTTCTTAATTGCAGGAAGTCAAGTGTCAGACCTATCTCAATTTGGAAGTGGAATGAATAAGTTCTTTACAAATAACTTATCATTTGAGATTTTAAATTACTTCCCAAATGTTGATACAGATAACCACTTCACTGGTATTGGTTTACATGGTGTATATGATAGCAAGTATGATAGAGTTATTATAACCAAACTTGATTACACTCCTATAAATCCAAATGTTAAATATGATGAGCTTACAAAAAGCTATTATATAATTAGAACTCTTATTCCTGAACAAGAAATTAGAGAAGAAGTTTATTTAACAGATAGAGATTATTTCTGTAATAAGTCTTGGACAATATCATATAACGCTAACACAACAACTTGGACTAGTTTCCATAGTTACCTACCAAACTACTATGTAGCTGAGAACAACTTCTTCTATTCAGGATTGAATGATTGTTGTTCTACAATACAAGCTATTGTTGCTGAGGTGTTACCTCAACCACCAATAACAACAACAACTTCTACATCATCTACCACCACTACAACAACTACAGCTTATGTAGGATGTTTATTTGAAGGAATAGCTCAAGAGATACTTCCTGAAGAGTGTGTATTTGAAGGAACTGCTGTAATAGAATACCCTACAACAACCACAACAACTACAATCCCACCAGGTGATATATCTTGTTTCTCATTAATATATTTAAGTGCGTATGGTGCACCTACAACTTGCTTAGGTGAAGAGTTAGAGATATCTGGTGGATATTATAGACTTGCATTTAATGGTGGAGGAAATGTTCCTTCAGATGTAACTGTTTATTATGGTGTTCAAGAAACTGATGGTTGTACAGGACTAACAACTTATACAACTGGTGGTCAAACAATTTTAGCAGGTACATCATACACTGATTTTATATTCATAGAATCATATCCTGTAGATTGTCCTCCTGATAGTCCTTGTAGAACTAATACACAGTACATAATTGGAATCTCAGGAACAACTGTTAATTGTGGAGATTTACCAACTACAACTACCACTACCACTGTAGGACCAACTACCACTACAACAACAACAGAACCTACAACAACTACCACTACAACATTAGCAATAATAGACTTATGTTGTTCATTGGGTGGTGAAGAGTCACCATGCTTTATACAATCTGCAACATTAGGACAAGGTTGTTCTGATTTTGGATATTTTGATTGCACAAACCCAAGTGGCTGTCTTGTATAATTAATAAATAAAAAAATGTCAAAAACAATAGTTATAAAATTAACAGGGTCTTCTTTAAGAAGTGGACCATTTAATATTACTGATGAATATGGTAATGTTATAGCTACTGGTGTATCTAGAAATGAGCTTATTGCTGGTATTGCATACAGTGTTGCTGATGATGTTAATTTAATTACTATAGAATCTTTTGGTAAATGTAAAAATAAACGTACATTTGCAATAGGAACAATCACTCCAAGTGAATTAGCTAGTGCTACATACACTCCATCTAATAATTCATGTATATGGACGCATCTAAAAAATACCACCATATACAATACATTCTATGGAAACATTGAACCTTATATAATTGAATATCCTTTTGCATACCAGTATTATGATGAAATCTTACAGAATGTAAAAGATTATACAAAAGCATTTAGGTATTTTGTAGATCCAGAGTTTGTATTTGATGAACCTAATCAAATTGAAACTAATGACAGATGGTTTAATAAAGCTGTGTTATATAATGGTCAACAGTCAACTGGTATATTAGAACTAGTTCCTAAACCATTACACAACTTAAGTGCATATTTAAAATATCCAATATATAACGCTGAGAGCAAAACCATCACATTCACTAAGAGTGATAACTTCTATCAGTACAATACATTCTGGTCTGTAATTAAAGATAGACAAGAACCATTATTCCTAAGAACTTGTGAATCATTATCAATCGATAAGATCGTAAACCAAGCTAACATGAACTATGGTACAATGTCCTTTAGAAAGGATCCTCTTAGAGCAAAAGATTTAAAGGTGAGACACATTCTTGACAATAGATCTGACACTCACTTAATCAGTCAATTCATTGTAACACCTGCACAAATTTCTTATAAATAATGGCAAAAGAAGCAGTAGTAGGAAAACAAGTTACATGTGCAAATTGTGGATGGAGCTGGAGTACAAATGACTCTAGTCCTTCTGATAAATACATATGTCACACTTGTGGAAAAGATAATGAAAATGCTACATTAAAAAATGGTGGCTGGCTAAATAAATTTGAAGATGCTCCTTTAGCTCAGAATGGTATTGAGGGAACAATGGGTGGCTTAACTGATAAAGGTTTTAACTATAATGGTGCATGGGGTGGAACAATGGCAATGGGTGGATCTCTTCCTGGTTCTGTAGGATTCACATATGCACGTACACAATCTCCTGCTCCTTCTAATGGTCCTTATGCTAAGAAGACAAAAGCTTCTGCACAAAATGGACAAGAGATGAAATTCTATCAAGAGGGACTTGATTGGAAACCAAAGAATATTAGTAGAGATGGAGGATGGTTAAGTAAGTATGAAGAGGGTGGAATTATTGAAGATGATATGGGTCAATGGGCTCATCCAGGAGAAATAACAAAGATTAACTCTAACCAAATAACTATGCAGGGTGTAAACTATCCTGTGCTTGGTATATCTGACACAGGAGACACTAAAATAATGCAACCTGGTGAAGAGTACACTTATGATGGAGAGTCTGTTATAGAGTATCCTATGGCCCAGGATGGAATTACTAGAGGTGGTTATGATGATCCTGACTATGTAACAGGAACTAGTAGACGTGCTTTTAATAAAATGGTTGGTATGGGAAATTACTTAGTACCTGCTAATACATTAAACAGAGCTGCTGATCTTGCTAAGGCTAAAGGTTTAGATTATGGTGCTATTACAAGTGGACCAGCTGATGCAGTTAGACATGCTGCTGCAGCTGCTTCTGTTGCATCAAGACTTCCAGTTCCACAATTTATTGGACAATATTCACCATCTATTGATAGAGCAATTAGAATTACTGGAGCAAATCTTCTTGGAATTGGTAATGAAGTAATGAGTTTAAATCCAGAAGGATTATTGATGGATATTAAAAATAACTATCAAGGAAGTTTAATTGGATCTATTCCAGGATTAAATGATAAGACTCGCAATAAAATGATTATAAATCAATTGCAAAAAGGAAAACTAACAGTTGACAACCCCAATAAACCAAAGAAGGAAAATGGTGGTTGGTTAAATAAATACAAATAATATTATTACCTTAGATATATGAAATCACAATTCTTAAAAATTGCAGGTGTTAAGTCAGAGAAAGCTTTCTACAAAAAGTATCCTACTGAAGCAGCGTTCTTTAAAGCACATCCAGAAGCTAAAAAAATGGCTAATGGTGGTGAACAAGACAAAGGTCAAATTCAAAAGCTACAACAGCTTACTGATTTTGGTAATCCTCCTATTGCTCAATTTGGGCTGAACTTACCAGATCCATTTGGTTTTGGTAAGACTAATTCAAGTTTAAATACTCAAGGATTAAAAAGTCTTGGTGTACAACAACCAACTGATTTTGGTAAGTATATAGGTGGTATGGGACAAAGTAAAAGAGCTGGTGCTAATAGCTATGGTCAAATGTTTGGTAACTTCCAAACAGGAAAAAATCTATCTACAGGAATAAAAAATCCTATTGGTGCTGCAGGTAAACTAAAAGGTGCAGATCTATTTGGTAAAATTGATAAGTTTGCTGGTAAAGCTGCTCCATATGTTGGTGCTGCAACAGACATCATTGAAGGTGTTGGTATGATTAAACAACAAAAGAATGCACTTAAACAAGCTAAACAAGATAAAGCTCTTACAGATGTATTTCGTCAAGCTGCATTTAGTTCTCCAGTGGATATTGAAAAGCGTCAATACATTCGTCCTGAAGATTATATATATCAACCAGAACAAATGTTTCCTTCTTATGGAGTGGGAACAAATGTTCTTGCACAAGATGGTGCTATGATTGGTGGTAATCCAACAGAGATACAAAATACATTTGCTCCTAATACTATTTACACTGATATGGGATATGAGCCATTAAATGATAGTGATAGATTAAAAGCTTATTATTATGGTGGTAAAATGAGAAAAGCTCAAGGTGGTTTTTCAGCAGCATTAAATAGTGGTGGATTTGGAGACTTCATGACTGAACAAGGTGGAGGAGATTTATTAGGAGGCTTAACTAATCTTACACAGGGTAAACGTGGTCCAAGTGCTGGTAATAAAATTGGTTCTGGTGTATTAGGTGGAATTGGTACAGCATTTGGTGGACCAGTTGGTGGTATGATTGGTAAAGCACTTGGTTCAGTTATAGGTGGTTTATTTGATAAAACAGGTAAGAAGATTGATGCATTAGAGGAACAATCAAATCAGAATGTATCAGATATCATGTATTCAAAAGCTGGTGTAGGTTTACAAAACCAATACAGTTCATACATGGAAGATGGTGGTTACGTAAGTAATGATTGGACTCCACAAGTGATAGCTACATTTGGTGAATACAAATTAAAAGATTTATTACAACCTCCTAATGATGCAGATATGTTAAGAGCTGGTGGACACATTAGAGGTGGTTACACTCCTCCTAGTGAACGTGCTATGCAAACCTATGCTATGGGTGGTGACTTACAAGTTTATCGTGGTGAGGCTGAAACTATGTCCTACAATCCATATCTTCCTGATGGTGGAGAAACTGTTATGTTCAGAGGACCTTCTCATGATGATGGTGGTATGCCTATTGAATATGGATCTAGTCCTGTAGAAGTTGAAGGTGGTGAACCTGCTGTTAAACTTCAAGATGGAACATCTGGAGATAGTAGTTTAGTTGTATATGGTAACTTGGTTAATCCTAAAACTGGTAAGAAGTTTAAAAGAGATGCAGCAGAGATATCTAAGAACGAAGCTAAACAAAACAAAAATATTGATAGAGCATCTAAAGGGTTAGATAATCTAGATGTTAATACATCATTTGATAAACTAGGACTAGATACTTATAATGCTATGATCACTGGTGCTAACATGAAGCTTAAACAATATGCTGAAGATAAGATGGACTTAGCTGCAATGCAAAGTGCAATTAATGACACAGCAGAAGAATATAGTTTAATTGCTGATGATCTTGCTAAAGGTAGAGTTAAACCTGATACATCTAAAGATGCTACAGCTAAGTATGGTACAAGTCTTCCTAAAGCTGCAGCTGGAACAGAAATTAATCCTATAATTAATACTTTACTTGACTTAATCAAACAAAAAGGTTATGATTATAATGTTACTAGTACAGTTAGAAAAGGAGCAAAAACTGCTCAAGGAAGACCATCTAGACATAGTGTTGGTGAAGCTGCTGATTTAACTTTTCCTAAATTAGGAAGTGAAGCATACAATACTATTCTTAAGGATCCTGAAATTGCACAGTTCATGTTAGAGAATGGTCTCACTGCAATTAACGAATATGATTCTAATACATTAGCTGCTACAAAAGGAACTGGTCCACATATCCATTTTGGATTTGATAAAGGTACAGGTGCTTCTGATAAGTTTAGAACTGATGCTTCTGCATTATATGGTAATCCTAGCACTCAAAAACAAGGTGCACCTGTAAGTGCTGAAGATTATACCTACTTACAAGGATTATATGAAGCTGCTAAAAAACAGAAAAAAGGTCCTGCTGTTGAAAAGTTCCAAAAAGAATTTAGTAGAATCAGTCCTGAGTTTGCTAAACAAGTATTAGGACAATATCCTGTTACATCATTTGGTAAGTCTAAAGGATTAAAAGTCACTGATTTATCTAGTAATATTGATTCTATCTTTGGTCCAAGAACTGAAAGATATATGAACTCATTAAATATTGCTCCTGCTAAAGGTGTAGGTGTAACTAATCAAGGAACTCCTTCTACAACTCCTTTAATTCCTTTGCCAACATCTACTAGTATTCCTTTAACTACAGGTCAAATAACTACTAAGTTTCCTTTTATGGATTTGATTAACTCATACATTGGTCAAAGAAGACGATCTAATGCTGAACCATTAGATATACAGCAGTTGAGTCCAGAGATGTATGCATTGATTAGTAATGATCTTGAATCTGTATATGCACAAAAGATTAATCCAAGGTTACAACAACCATACGATATTTCTCTTCAGGATCAAATGAATGCTAACCAAGCAGACTTTAATTCTATACTAAGAGCAACAGGTGGTGATCCTTCAGCTGCTTCATCATTAGCTGCTCAGAAGTATGCTGCTAACTCTAAGGTGTTAGGAGAGCAAATGAGAATCAATCAAGCTAATAAAGCTAACATCTATAATACAAACATTCAAACAATGAATGCTGCTGATGTTGCTAATCAAATAATACTTGATGAACAATATGTAAGACAAGCTAAAGCTAAGAGTAACACTAAAGCTACAACATTAGCAGCTTTAGAATCTATTACAGATAAGTATGCTCAGAATAAATTAACTAATAGAAATCTTGCTACATACGAAAACTTGTACAACTATAGATATGACCCAAGCTTCAGAGCTCAGAATATGAACCCTTTACAAAAGTTCAATATGCCAACAGTTACAAATAAGCTTCCTATCTATGATGCTGAGAATAACATTATTGGATATCAACAAGCTGATGGTAGTGCACCTGCTCCAGCAACTCCTCCATATGTAGCTCCTGGTAGCAGAAAAACTACTGAAACAAAAGAACAGAAACCTAAATCAGAGGTTTCTAGAAATGGTTCAATCGTTAAAGCACTTAAAAATTTATAATTAAAACAGTTATAGTGAATTAACAAAAACACTTATAACACTTGGAAA